CCCTCGCCATAGCAGCGGTTACCGTGGAGGAACTGCCCTTCGGGGCAATCCACCGGCTTTGCCACACAGGCGCCGCCGGCACCCTCCCGTGCCGAGCGGAACGGCGCGTCGTCAGGACACGCCGAATCGTACCCGCCCTCGGCGACCCACGCTTCCCACTGTGCGGGAGAGTAGCGCGAGTCAACGTTCTGGTTGAGCCACTGAGCCGTCTCGCCGTGATTCTGGCCGGTCGGGCGTGGCATCAGAAATCGTCCCTCGAGTCGCGGAAGCGGACGCGGGTACGCTTCATGATCTCAGCACGCTCGGTCCTGGAGTTGACCTGGACCCCACCCGGGACCAAGTCTCGGTCGAAATACGGTGTGAGTGGCTCAAAGCCGAAGCGGCCCCGCTCGTGCGGGCACCACGGCCACACGCCCACCTCCAGCTCGAGACCACAGCGATCGCATCTCACGCCGGCATTCCAGGAGGCATGGACATGGCTTGTGGCGCGGGACCAGCGCCCACCTGCGGCGGACGAGGCTCGCCCGGCATCGGAGAGACGCCCTTTTCCTGCGCTTGGGCCTGCGCCATCTGCATCTGGATCTCCATGAGCTTCTGGAGCGCGCCGCCAATCATGGCCTGGTCGCGCGCCGACCGCACCCCGAGCAGATCGAGCGTGCGCTTCAGCATCTCGGGACTGAGCGCGAGCACTCGCGCAATCGCGGGGTTGCCCATCATGTTGAGCGCCTGCATCCACCGTTGCCCTTGCTGAGCCTCGCTCACGGGGCTCATGCTCTCTACGTCGATGGTCACATCCCAGCGCAGGAGCGAGTCCGCGTCGATCAATTCCGCGGCCGTGATCTGACGGTACAGCCCGGCGATCTCGACCGCAGACTGAACGAACTGCTCCGAGTACGGGTCCGCGTTGATGAGGATGAACCGCGGGAGCGTGGCGTAGTCGATGGCGCATCGCAGCAGCCCATGGACCACGTCCCCAAGCCACTCTGCCACTTGCTGCTGTTCGTAGGAGTCGCGCACCTGGGCCTTGCGTTCCGCGATAGCGGCACCAGTGGCAGTATCGGACACCTGCTGCTGGCGTCGCTCCGGCGTTGTCCCGCTCGCCTCCGTGAACTCCTGCGCGGATAACGCAAGCTCCCGCACGGCCTCACCCGTGATCGACGGCTGAGGCACGGGGACGATGGGATTGGAATTCTGGTTCTCCACCGCGAGCATGGCGAAGTCGTCCGATTCCAGCTTCTCGAGCTCGTCTTTCTTGAAGGCGTTGGCGTCGTAAGTCCACCGCGGGATGGTGGCCTTGCGCACCTGGCGGATGAACTCCCGCGCGCTGTTGTAGTCGTCCTGTGGCCCGAGCTGGCTGAAGATTGGCGGGTTCGGGTACCACTTCCCGGGCATGATCTCGAAACGTAGCGGGTGCAGTGGAACGGTCGTGAAGGGCTTTTGCAGGAGCACGCGGTCGTGGCCTTCCGCGAAGACGTAGCGGATCTGCGAGCGAAGATCCCAGATGCGGTATAGCTTGACCATGTTCTGCGGTGCCGTGTCCTCGGCCAGCGCGCGCGCCACCTCATCGTGCGCCTCGCCTACTTCGCCCGACGCCTCGAGGTCGTCCGTCCCCTTGTAGGCCGCAGACCGCTTCGCGTCCTCGAGCGGGAACCAGTCCCAGTAGCCGATCCAGTCCAACAGCTCCGTCTCCGAGTGCGAATCGTCGGATACGAGGAACTGCCGCGCGGGGATGTAGCGCGTGAAGAACGTCTCGTCCGTGATGATCTTGTCGGGGTCCGTGAGCGCAAGGGGGGTTTGTGCTTCCTCTGCGGGCGAGGGCCGCTCTTTGGAGGCGTCCTTGCTGGCCGCCTTGGCCTCACGCTCAGCCGCCTTCTCGTCCTTCGTCAGTTCAACGTCTTCGTCTTCGGCCAAGGGCGGCCGGTCCGCGTAGGGATTCTCCGTGTACTCGGCCGAGTACCCGGTTTCGACCACGCCGAAGGCCCACTGCGCCTCCTTGAACGCGAGCAGCGTCCCTTCGCGGAAGTGCGTGTCGCGTTCCCGGATGATGGCGTTCGCTGTGTCCTGCAGGAGTTGGGCACGCGCATCCGCTTGCTGGCCCGGGGTGTCGGCCCGCGCGGCCGTGGCTTGGATGCGTGCGAAGGGGAAGTAGTAGTAGCTCTCCGGGACCTTGCCCTTGAGCGAGGCCAAGATGCGGTTGTGGACGAACCGCTTGTCCCCCTGCCGATCCACATCGTCTCCGGAGGCACGCTGGAACCCTTCGTAGTAGGAGCGCGAGCGGTCGACCTCGAACTTTCGCTCCCACTCGGCCTTGACGACCTCGGCCCGACGAATGCGCTGGAACCAGCGCTCGCAGAAGTCCGACTCGTCAGAGGACGCGCGCTTCGTGGGAGGGATCAGCCCTGGCGGCTTGGCTTTGGGAAGAGACTTACGCGCCATCAATACCGCTCAGAGTAGCGCTTTTCCAGGGCATGTGAAGGCTTCCCCGCGTCAGATGGTCGCACAACCCCAGGCCAAGCGTCAACGAGCAGGATCTCACGGCCCGCCACCGTGGCCTTGCGCAGGCGCTGCCCTACCGCCTTCGGCCCGGACGCGACCGGAGGCCGGCTCACGACGTGGTACTTGAGCGCGTCGTAGCAGTCGTCGGACACGGTCTCGTCTCGCTCGTCCGAATATACGGGCCGCCCGTTGATCTCGTCGACCTGGATAAACTTCTGCGCCTTGAGCTCGAGGATCACGCGCTCGCATCCCTGCGGGTATTCGTCGGTTCTCTTGAGGAAGAAGAGCCGTGGCGAGCCAAGCTCACCAGTGACCGGGTGGCGGTGGTTCGGATCGACGTGCAGGTACTCGCGTAGCCGTGAGCGCGTGACCGCTTCCGCGTTCTCGGCGGGCGCCCACGCGATCACGGTATCGGGCGTCAGAATGCGCGTGTCCAGGTACTCGTCCGCGACCGACCACCGGCGTTGATGCATGAGCCCTTGGATGCCGCGCGTCCGATGGAAGATCGACGGGTCGGCGAGGCTTGAGCGGTACGTCTCGCCCTCGCTGAGGCGTGTGATCTCCTGTCGATGTTTCGAGACGAGCTGGTCTGGACCGGACGCCGTGTACTCGCGGTACACGAAGATGTTGTCCTCCCCGTCCGTGCCTTCCCACAGACAGCACGTCCGCCCTGAGTCCGCATGGTCGAGCGAGCGATGCAGGAGCGTGATGTTGCGGATCTTCGCCACCAGCGCGGGGTCGGGCTCCAGGATGCTGAGCGGGTCCACGCGGAAGATGCGGCCCTCGGGGTTGCCCCACAACCCGCGCACGAACCGCCGCACGAACGCCTCGTCCTTGTTGAGCAACACGTCGATGTTTGCCTGCAACGCAAAACGATTGTCCGTGCTCTCCGTGCGCCGGGCCTGGTACCCGCGCTCACGCCAGTGCGCGCGCCACGCGGGCGACTCCTCCGCGAACCGCTCATAGAGCCAGTGAATTTCGTCCGTGGCGTAGGCGGTGGCGAACAGGTACGGCGGCGGCATCGCGTGCCCGTCGATAGCCCGATAGGGCCAGGGCCGTCCATCATGCGAGGCCTCATAGCGTGCGATGACGGCATCAGGCACCTCGGCGTACCGCCACCGGCCAACGCGTGTCTCTAGGATGTCCCACGCCTTTTCGCTGATCTCCTCGGCCTGATCGACGAAGGCGGTGTTGAGCTCGAGGCCGGACAGCATCGTCAAGGAATTCTCGGCGTCCAGGTGGATGAAGAACACCTCGGTCCCGTTGTTGAGGCGCAGGTACCCGTCCTGGTCGCTCCGCGCGCCGAACTTGTAGTGCCCCGCATCCACGAGCTGAAAAAAGCTCTGCATCGTCGTCGCCTTGAGCTGCTTGTACGTCTTCCGCACCACGGCGATGTGGGATCGCGGGTACGTCTCCGCAAGGAAGACCGTCTTCAGAATCGCGCCCGTGGTCTTCGCGCTGTTCACGCCGCCGAACAACAGCGTGGGATGCGAGCCGGCGTGGTAGAGCCATTCTTGCTGCGCCGAGGCCCACTCGATCCGGCGGTCGTCAGCGACGGGCAGGCTTCACCGCCCGGAGGACGAACGCGAACGCCTCGCCCTCCTCCTGGGCCGCGAGCACGTCAAAGTCGCCGTGCCACAGGTGGCGCAGGTCCGACATGGCGGTTCGTCCCACCTGCGCGCCGTACTCGGCTTGGCTCAAGAACGTCAGCGAGCCCTTGGTGATCACCCGTCGGTGCGATGGATCGCCCCAGGCCCAATGGCTTGACCACAACGGGACCGTCGCGCAGAGATGCCCACCGAGCTTGAGCACACGCCACGCCTGGAGGAAGTCGCGGAAGAACGAGAGCGCGTCACCCTGCTGGCCCAGGTGCTCCAGGATCTCGTAGGCGTCCACGCGGTCGAAGGTGTCCGCCTCGAACGGCCAGGGCCCGGCCTCGAGGTCGAACACCACGGTGGGGTGGTGCGCGGGGTTGCGGTCCAGGGTCGTGACCTCGTACCCGTCCCAACCCTCGGGCTCCTCCTCCGTGATCCGCAGACGCTTCTCGCGCGACGAGCCGGAGCCGAGGAGGAGGGCGCGCATCATATGCGGGTGCATTTGGCGCAAAAAGGGTAGCGGTCCGCCTGGTCTGCCGCGTGCGCCTCGCGGAAGGCCACGTAGTCGGCCGAGCCGTACACATCGCGGAGCGACGACACGCGCAGATCGCCGAAGCTGAACTCGTCCGCGTTGGGCATGAAGCAGCACGGTGTGACGCGACCATCCCAAGTCACGTAGATCTGGCCCAGCGCACGGTGGCACGCTTCGTTTGGCGTGAACGGCCGCACGGTGCGATTGTCCCCAGCCCAATTGCCCTCCATCGTCACAAGACCATGCCCGCCCAGGCGGGCATCGCCCCATCGGCGATAGAAGGCGTCCATGTCGGGGAGCGCAAACGTGTCTGGCGACCCCACGGCGCGCACCTGGATCTGGACCTCCGGCTCACCGCATGCGATCGCGTAGTCGATGTACTTGACCACGACATTGTAATCGTCGAGGTCCATGATTTGTTTACGCTGTTGCGGGCGGACAGCATTGAGGGAGACGCACACGACCGAGACCCCGGCCGCGGCCAGGCGCTCGAAGCGCGGGGGCGTGAGGAATGAGCCGTTCGTGTAGACCACGATGGGCAACTGCGGCAGTGCTAGGCGCGCAACGACGATGCGCTGGTCGAGGTGCGGATCAAGCAGCGGTTCGCCTAGTCCGGTCAGGCAGAGCTCGTGGAAGCGCCCCGGGATCTCGGACACCTGCTCGATGATGCGCGAATAGAGTCCCATTGGCATGTTGCCCTTCGCTCGTGTCGTCGTCGGGTATGGACACCACGTACACGCAGCCTGACATACGCTCGTCGTCTCGATCTGGAGTTGGAGCGTCGTCATCCGACTACGCGTGTCAGCACCGCCTTGAGCCGAGCCCACGGCTTGCGCCGGCACGAGCCGCAAAGCCAGGCTCGGCAGATCCAGCACCAGCGTACCACGCGCACAGTACGACAGACCGCGCAGCGCCGCCAGTCGGCCCCGTCAGGGAATGGGCTCAGAGTCCCGCCCTTTACCTTGCGGGGCCCGCCCCACGAGCGTGCGCGGCAAAGCGGCAATCGCCGCCTCGATCTCGGCGGCGAGGTAACGAGGCTCGGCACCGAGCATCACCGGCTGGGGCAGCAGTCCCCTCCGCGACATGCGCCAAACTGTCGCCCGATGGAGCCCGAGGAGCTGCGCGACCTCGCTGACGCGCAGCAGCCGGGGAGCGGCGTTGTGGTCTGTGTTTCGCTTCATGGCGACCAGGATGCGCAGAAACCGCTACACCCGTCTAGGGGAGCAATTCGCGTTATCCGGTAGGGTCGCCGGTCCCTTCGTACTGCCGGGCGAGGCGTTCCTGCCGGGCGTGGTGGTGTTCACTCTCGGTGCCGTGTGGACTACCGGTAGAGTCTCCTTCAGGCGGTACGTACATGTCCCCCATTCGTGCGGATCTGCGAGGTTGGGGCCGGAGCTACACGCGCGGAGCGGCCAGCCGACCGGCACGTGCCCCACTCGGCGCCGTCAGGGAACGGGCTCAGTCGACCTCCATGTCCGGCGTCCCCGGGGGGAGGATCAACATCGGGGGAGGCTTGACGGTCAGGTCGATGGCTTGAGCCGGCCGGCCGTAGACGCGATCCCCAATCGCGAGGATGTCCAGCTTCCCGAGGCGCGCTTTGGCAAGCATGCGCGCCCTGACATGCTCGTCGTCGATCAGCTCCTGGAGAAAATCCTTGTACGCCTTGGTCGCGTGATTCAGCGTGCCCTTCGCTCGCCCTGGCCCTCGAGCCGGGTCGGGGCCTGGGCGGAACGGCCGTCCGCGTGGTTTCCCCCTTATCCGCATTTGCAGCAGTTTGCACTATTTTCCTGCCCGCCGCAACGGCTGTGCTGAAGGTGCTCATCCTGCCTGAAGATGCTCATCTCTTGGGGTTGAGCACCTTCAGCGTGAGTGAGCACCTTCAGCGCGGCGGGCGGCCTCAACAGCTCCCTTCTGCGACTTCTGCGGTGCCCTGGTCCCCGCCGCCTTGAGGCCGCGCTCGAGGCTGAGCCTCGCCACCGAGCCGTAGCCGCGGCCCAATTCGTGCGGATCTGCGAGATTGGGGCCGGAGCTACCGCTAAGTCGTTGAGCCATAAGCTGCTATTCCTCGCGCTTTTCGCTTGACGCCGGCATACTACATCATTATATTATGACCATGGCAAGGGGGGGCAAGATGCGGAACGACTGGTCCTACGTGGCTGACCACAGACAGTATCTCCCGGACGGTCGGCTCAGGAGCACGTCTGGAGGTTGGCAAGTCATGCTGTGGGACGAGATGCGCAGGCTGTGGGAAGAGGGCTCGTTGCACAGGACCAAGCGGCAGGCCCAGGCCGCCCTAGCCGCGTCGCGAGCTCGCGCGCGTGAAGACGTGGAGATGGCGAGAGCCCAGGAGGAGCGATGACCGGATGCAAGTGCAACGCAGAGACGGTCGCGGACCTTGACGTGCTCGGCGAGGCCGAGGTATCCCCGTTCGACCGGGACAACTCACGATGGGACTATGACTGTGGGGTCTACATCACGCCTGCCAGGCAGGCCTGGATCTGGACAGACGTCCGGCACGGCGCAAGTCAGCGCTGCGGACACGGAACCAGCCTTCTCACGCCGCGCGTGTGCCTCTGACGGGGAGCCATGATGACACGCGAACAGGCCGCCGAGATGCTGACGCTGACGTTTGCGGTCAACCCCGCACCGCCCTACACGCGGGTGTGGCTCGAGACGATCACAACGGCGGCGCGGAACGCGCTCGAAGGCGCTAGGGTCATGTACCGCATCGCCAGCGTGACGGTGACGCTGGACGTGGAGTTGGTGGATGACATCGACGAGGAGAAACGCGAGATGCTGCGCCTCGAGCTCGGCCAGGCGCTTGCCGAGAGGGAGGGGGAAGCCGAACGAGAATGACCATGCGAACGACTGAGCCTGAGCCGCACGAGTTACCGGTGTACTACTGCGAGCGCTGTAATCACGAGTGGGTTCCCCGCAAGGCGATCCGACCCGCTGTCTGCCCCGCGTGCAAAGACCCGAGATGGGACAGACCACGCACATATCCACGGAGGCGACACGCTTGCGAGGTGAGCATGAAGATCGAGAGGGGCGCGCCGACCATGATCCTGATGAACGCCAACGCCTACGAGCGTGGCAGCGCTGCGACCGCAACCGCAACCGGGTTCATCGGGAAGGTGCGAGCAGGACAACGGGGACTCTACCAAGAGCCACTGCCGGGCATGCCGGGATGGCACATCCTCCGGTTTGGAGCGTGGGATGTCCCGGTACACAAGAGTCACTTCGTCGGTGGAGCGCTCTTGGACAGGAGTAGGTACGACGACGAGGACGACCGGTAAGGAGGAACGATGACGCTTAGATCCTACGTGGCTGACCACAGACAGTATCTCCCGGATGGTCGGGTCAGAGCCACGTCTGGAGGCTGGCAGGTGATGGTGTGGGACGAGATGCGCAGCCTGTGGGAAGAGGGTTCCTTGCACAGGACCAAGCGGCAGGCCCAGGCCGCTCTGGCCGAGTGGCGGAATCCGGGAGTCGAGCGCTCATGACCAAGCCGCGGCGGGGATGGCTCGTCGACCTGCCGGCGAGCGGAAGCCGGATTCTCTACTGCTCGACAGCTTGCGCCGAAGAGGACGGGGTGGACCTGGCGGACGCGCCGGTCAAGAGGATCACGCAGGAGGAATACGAAGCCGGACGGGTGGAGTACGGAGCGTACTGCCCGCTGTGCGACAAGGAATACGAGGAGTTCTAAGGGGCTTGCCGTGATCATGGAGTGGAGTGGAGGGGACAAGGCGTGAGAAAGACGCTGACGTTTGCGGTCAACCCCGCACCGCCCTACACGCGGGTGTGGCTCGAGACGATCACAACGGCGGCGCGGAACGCGCTCGAAGGCGCTAGGGTCATGTAC